TTTCTCTCCCCATTGCTCAAAGTAATCAAAGGCGAGATCGCTACGCATCGTGACGGTCGTTTGGTGACGCAACGTGAGGAGGATGGGTGACTCCTCGTGGACACGCCCCCGTATCTGTCGCGGCAGCAGTGCTGGCCGACCTCGATCGGTGGGGGATCGACCCGGACACTGCGCTGGCGGCAAGCGCCCTCGACCTGGCCGAGCGCCTCGCAGAGGAAGACATCCGTCCCACGGCCGCCGCCATGCTGCACGCCCAGTTGAGGGCCACGCTGGGCGAGTTGGCGAAGCTGGCCAAGCCGGTGGAGAAGAAGGGCGACCCAGTCGACGAACTGCAGGCCCGGCGACAGGATCGACGGAAAGGCGCATGAACGCGGCTGCCCTACTCGGGGCGCAGACGCCACGGATCAGTTCCATTCCGCGGTACACCTCGTCGGCCGGCCAGGAAGCGATCGAGCTTGCTGCCTCCGCGGGCCTGATCCTCGACCCGTGGCAGGAGTTCTGCCTCCACCACGGGCTCGGTGAGCGCGACAACGGCAAGTGGGCCGCCTTCGAGTGCGGCGTCGTCGTGAGCAGGCAGAACGGCAAGGATGCGCTATTTGAGGCGCGAGAGTTGGCCGGGCTGTTTCTGTTCGGCGAACAGCTACTCATCCACTCGGCACACGAGTTCAAGACCGCTCAGGAACACTTCCGTCGCGTCCTGTACCTGATCGAAAACAACGACGCGTTCCGCCGCCGTGTGAAGCGCGTCCGCACCTCGCACGGCGAGGAAGGTATTGAGTTGCTGACCGGCCAGCGGCTGCGGTTCGTGGCCCGCTCGACAGGCAGCGGCCGCGGCTTCTCCGGCGATCTGGTCATCCTCAACGAGGCATTCAACCTGCCTGACACCAGCGTTGATGCGCTGATGCCCACCATGTCAGCGCGGCCGAACCCGCAGCTCTGGTACGGCTCCAGTCCAGGCGACAGGGACATCGCGCCGTGCGAGCAGCTCGGCCGGGTGCGGCGACGCGGCATCAAGGGTGACGATCCGAGCCTCTTCTATGCGGAGTGGTCGATCGACCCGCACACCTCTCAATGCGGTGAGGGCTGCACCGAGCACGACGACCCCGGCGCCGAGACGTCGTGGGCGAAAGCCAATCCGGCTCTCGGTATCCGCATTTCGTTGGAGCACGTGGCACGCGAGCACGCCTCCATGGGTACGAAAGGTTTCCTCCGCGAACGCCTCGGCGTGGGCAACTGGCCTACCGACGGCGCGGCGCAGTGGGCGGTCATCCCAGCGGACAAGTGGCGCGCCTTGGCTGACCCGCAGTCTGAAGCGGTGGGCAAGGTCGCGTTTGCGATCCACGTCAGCCCAGATCGGTCCTGGGCGGCGATCGCCACGGCGGGCCGCCGGGCTGACGGCCTGACACACATCGAGGTTGTGGATCACAGGCCCGGCACCGCCTGGGTGCCGGATCGGGCGGAGAAACTCGTGGAGCGGTGGGAGCCGTGCGCGTTGATCGTCGATGCGGGGTCGCCTGCGGGCTCTCTGATCGCCGACTTGGAAGCGAAGGGCCTAGAGATTTTGAAGCCGACCTACAAGGAGGTCGGTCACGCCTTCGGCCAGTTCGTCGACGCGGTCGCGCCGGAGGAGGGCGAGCCGACGCTCCGCTACATGCCGCATCCGGCATTGGATGCCGCGGTGGCTGGCGCGGTGACGCGGGCTCTCGGCGAGGCGAAGGCATGGGACAGCAAGGCCGCGTCCGTGGACATCTGCCCGCTGGTCGCAGTGACGAGCGCGGCCTGGGGCTTCGCGACCAGAGGTCACATCGAGGAAGAGGTCGTGGAGCCGTGGGGCGCATGGGTGTGAGGGGGCAGACATGGTGACGGTGCCGCTACAGCGCATCAACTCGGAGGCGGGTCAGATCCGGTTTGGCCGCACGATGCTCACCATGCTCGCCGCGGTCCTGTTCGCCATCGGGTGGACGGCCGCCAAGCTTTTCGGCGCGCTGTGGCTGATTGTGTCTTGGACGTTGACCGCCATGAAGGTCGGCTGGGTCGAGGCCCGTAAGAGCTCGGGCGGCTGACCTTGGGCCTCCTAGAGCGCATCGCTGACGCGCGCAAGCCGCAACGCTCGATCACCACGATCGACGACTACGCCGCGACGCTGCAGTCATTCATGTTCAACGGCAACGCCTACGGCGCGGGTATCCAGCAGACCCTGGTAGGCGGCCAGGCCGAGCGAATCCCGAACGACCTGACCGGCTACGCAACGGCGGCGTACGCGTCCAATGGGCCCGTCTTCGCGCTGATGGCCGTCAGGATGCTGGTCTTCTCGGCGATCCGATTCCAGTTCCAGCAGTTGCGCGGCGGCCGGCCCGGCGAGCTGTTCGGCAACGACTCGCTCAGCCTGCTCGAGACGCCGTGGGCTGGCGGCACGACGCAGGACCTGCTGACTTCGATGCTTCTCGACGTCGATCTGGCCGGCAACGCGTACGTCGCCGCCATCGGTGACGAACTGGTGAGATTGCGCCCCGACTGGGTGTCCATCGTCCTGGAGCCGAGGAAGTTCCGCGGCGGCACCCTCGGGTATCGCCGCGTCGGCTACCTCTACGAAGAGGGCGGGCGAGGCGGTTCAGGGGCATGTCGTGGCTGACGCCGGTCTTGAGAGAACTGCAGAACGACAGGCTGATGCAGCGGCACCAGCGGGCGTTCTTCGAAAACGGCGCCACCCCCAACATGGTCGTCTCGCTGGACGAGTCGGTGGACTTCGACAAGTTCAAGCGGTTCAAGGAGTCGCTGAATCTGGAGCATCGCGGGGCCGAGAACGCGTACAAGACGCTGTTCCTGGGGGGCGGCGCGGACGTGACGGTGGTCGGCGCCGACTTCCAGCAGATGTCGTTCTCGCAGACACAGGGGCGCGTCGAGACACGCCTGGCGGCAGCGGCGGGCGTGCCGGTGACGGTGGTCGGCTTCAGTGAGGGACTGCAGGGATCCAGTCTGAATGCCGGTAACTATGGCCAGGCCAGGCGCCGTTTCGCGGACGGCACGATGCACCCGTTGTGGCAGAACGCGGCGGGCAGCTTGCAGGCCATCGTCAAGCCCCCTCCGGGATCGCGGCTGTGGTACGACTCCCGCGACATCCCGTTCTTGCGTGAGGACGCCCGGGACAGCGCTGAGATTCAGGGACGCCAGGCGGCGACGATCCGGCAGCTCATCGACGCTGGCTACGAGGCCGCGTCGGTCGTCGCGGCGGTGAGCGCTGAGGACTGGAGCCTGCTCACCCATACGGGCCTGTTCTCCGTCCAGCTCCAGCCGGCCGGGACGGCAGCACCCGCTGGCGGCACCGACATCAAGGAGGACGAGGACTAGTGAACGCTGTTCGTGAGGGCCTGCTGCGGTCGGTGCCGTTCCAGATGGTGCGGGCGGTCGACGACGCAGGCGGCGACGGTTTGACCTTGACTGGGTACGCCGCCGTGTTCGGGCAGGCGACCCGCATCGACTCGTGGGAGGGAACGTTCGACGAGTCGATCCGTAAGGGCGCCTTCAAGAAGTCCATCCGCGAGCGGACGCCCGTTCTGCAGTTCGACCACGGCCGACACCCGCTGGTGGGGTCCATTCCGATCGGGAAGATTCAGGAGCTCCGTGAGGACGACGAAGGCCTGTACGTCTCGGCGAGGCTGAGCGACAACTGGCTGATCCAGCCGGTGCGGGACGCGATCGCCGAGGAGTCCGTCGACGGCATGAGCTTCCGCTTCACGGTCGTCCGCGAGGAGTGGCGGGATCGCGCCGGCAAGCTCGTCAAGGCGGAGGATCTCGGCCGCCTGTTGTGGGATCCGGGAGACCGCGGGCCGCTCCAGCGCGAACTGATCGAGCTGCGCGTGCCCGAGCTCGGCCCAGTCGTGTGGCCAGCCTACGCCGGGACATCAGTCGGTGTTCGCGCCCGCGAGGTGGCCACCCTGATCAGCCGCGACGGCGAACTGTGCCGCGAGGTTCGCGGCGGTCTGGCCCGCGACGCGTCCGCTGTGCCAGGCGCCGAGGCTGATGACCTGTCCGATCCGGACATGCGCCGCGAGGTGGCTCGCGAGCTGCTGTTCGGCGACTCACAAACTTCGGACGCGCCGCCCGCAGGGCACCCGTCCGCTGATGAAAACCGGTCCGATGGCGCGCCGCCCGAGCGAGGGCACCCGCCGCAGGACACCGACGCGCCGCTCCCTGACGAGCACCCGTCGCCATCTCCCCAGACCGCCGACCTGCTCCGCAGCCGGATCCGAGAGATCGCAGGGCTGATGGAGGAACGGCTGGCGACAATCCCGAAGGAGTGACAGTGGAGCTGTCGCATTCGCAGGCGGTCATCCGCCTGAAGGACATCAAGGCCGAGCTGGAGAGGCTCGGCGAGAAGCCCGACCTGACCCCGGAGGATGAGCAGTCCTTCGACGAACTCACCAGAGAGTTCGCCGAAGTGGACGGCCACCGCCGCCAGCTGGAGCGCAAGAGCGCCCTGGAGCGGGTCCGCAGCGCGGCCTCCGCCACCGATCGCGGCCCGGCCGCGCTGAAGGTTCAGGCGGGCACGCCGTACAACGGGCGGGCCAGCGACGGCTACGACCTGGACCCGATCCTGCACCCCGACAGCGTCGAGGACTGCCGGTTCCGCAATCCTTGGGACCTGAACGAGATGCGGACCTTCTCCCGGTCGAAGGGGGAGATCGGGCAGGAGTTCCGCGCCCGCGCCCTCTCGGCGATCGAGAAGATGGGCGCCGCTACCGACCGGGTGCGCGAGGCCGCGACCAGCATCATCGAGACGTTCGACGACAACGACTCTCGGATCGCCCGTCTGTGCCTGGCAACCTCCAGCCCCGAGTATCTGCGGGCGTGGTCGAAGGTGGCGCGCGGCCACGGTCACATGATCTCCCCTGAGGAGCAGCGGGCGCTCGAGCGCGCCATGTCGCTGACCGACTCGGCGGGCGGCTATCTGGTGCCGTTCCAGCTCGACCCGACCGTCATCATCACCGCCAACGGTTCCCGCAACCAGATCCGGCAGGTTGCCCGCCAGGTCGTCGCCACCGGCGACGTCTGGAACGGCGTGTCCGCCGGTGCGGTCGCCTGGTCGTGGGACGCCGAGGCGACGGAGGTCTCCGACGACGCGCCCACGTTCGCACAGCCGACCATCCCCGTCTACAAGGCGGCCGGGTTCGTGCCCATCTCCATCGAGGCGCTCGAGGACGCAGAGAACGTGACCGCCGAGGTCGCGCGCTTGCTCGCCTTTGGCCGGGACGTGCTGGAGAGCGCGGCGTTCGTCACCGGCTCGGGTGTCGGGCAGCCGACTGGCATCGTCACCGCGCTGACCGGCACCCCGTCCGAGGTGGCGGCCACCACCGCTGACACGTTCGCGGTCGGCGACATCTACAAGCTCGACGGCGCTCTTCCTGCCAGGTACCGCTCGAACGCGGCATGGCTGGCCAACCGCAGCATCTACAACCTGGTTCGCCAGTTCGACACCGCGGGTGGCGCGAACCTGTGGGAGCGCGTCGGCGCCGACGTGCCGCCGGAGCTGCTCGGCAGGCCCGCGCTCGAGGCCGAAGACATGGACTCGTCGGTCACCGCCGCGACCAACAACTACCTGGCCGTGTACGGCGACTTCGACAACTACGTGATCGCCGACCGTGTCGGCATGACGGTCGAGTTCATTCCGCACCTGGTCGGCGCCAACCGCCGCCCCACCGGCCAGCGCGGCTGGTACGCCTACTACAGGGTGGGCGCGGACAGCGTCAATGACGCCGCCTTCCGCATGCTCAACGCATAG